TTAACTCTTTTGGGATTCTAGGGCTTTTTGCAAATCTATTTTTGCCTGTTCAAGGGCATAATAGAAAGCCATTTCAATTCTAGCTCTGTCGCGATCAACAATTCTGTAAATCAAACGAGAAGTTTCGCCAAAACGACTGTGCAAGTTTTTCTTGAAAGCAATGCTTCGTGGATCTGTGCTTACTTTTCGTTTTCCTCGACCGGCTAATTCAAAGATTCTGCCAGCTGCGGATTCATTAAGAAGTGCGCCAGCCGATGTTGTGTAATCGCCTTTTCTAACCTTGCCTTGAGCTTTTGAACTTTTGATGCCTTGAACAACTTGGGCGGTATCCCAACGCGGAAATGGGCGTTTGTTGGATGTGCTAGAAGTAGATTGCGATCCAGCCTTCCAATTTCGCAATGGAGCATCATTAGAAGCGGCATATTCAACTGCTAAGGCCTGAGCCGCTTGCTTGGCTTGACGAAGTTCTTTGTTGATAACTTTGTTGAAATTTGCCAAGTTATCTTTGTCAAACTTTTTCAAGCCAGCAAGCGTTTCATGGAGACCGGTGATGACAAGTCGTTCTTGAGCCATCACTGTTCTCGCTTTCTGTTCTTTTCGTTCAAATAAGCGTAAGTTGCTTCCAGAATTCCGTCTGGAGCATCAAGCCATTCATTAGGTGGAATTCCTGTCTCCACCGAGAGAGCTGCTATTGAATAGGTCAGGCTGTCTCGGTGGATTCTAAGGAAGGGTCAACGACCAACTCAACTGATTTCAGAGTGTCAAGAAAGTCTGCACCAAATGGCTTAACTACGATTCCGTTGGCTTTAAGCGATGCCCAGGCAAGATAGTAGAGATGTTCAAGTTTCTGCTCATCTCCGATCAACTTGCCCAAGCCTTTGTTGAACTTTTGCTCAAATTCAACTATTACTCTTGGCCGTAAGGAAAAGGTGTGTTCAGTTCCTTCAACTAGATTGATTTTGACGGATAATCCATCCATGTTTTAACCCCTGCTTTCTTAGTTGTTATGAAGTTGCTTTTGCAATTGTGCCTGAAACAGGCCATGTCACCGATGCTGTTGCTAACTGGCCGATTCCACCCTTAAGTGGTGACCATTCTGAAACAATCGCTGAAACCGTATATGTCGGATTCGTTGTTGTGGTTGTTGTTGCAACTGGCTTGATGACAATTGAGGTGCTAGTTCCAAGCAACGGATAGATTGTTGCTTCAACAGCTGATGCCGCAAAGTCCTGAATAAAGTCCAAAGTTACGGAATTGTCAGCAAGTCCGGCAACTCTGGTTTTGGCTGTTGAGCCAAATGATGTGGTCTCAACAATGTCATATTTTGTGTCAAGCGTTACGCTTGTGATATATGACGAAAGATCAGTTGAACCGATTGTGATTGATGGGTTTGTGAGGACTAGCTTTGCCATTATGCAACCGCCTTTGTGATAGTTCCGCTGATTGGCCATGTCACCGATGCGGTGGCTAACTGGCCGATTCCACCTTTAAGGGGAGACCATTCTGAAATAATCGCGGAAAATGTGTATGTGGGATTTGTTGTGCCGACAGCAGATGAAGTTGGTTGAACAACAATTGTGGTTGCTGTTCCAATCAAAGGATAGATTGTTGCTTCAACATTTGATGCTGCGAAGTCTTGCATAAAGTCAAAAGTCACTGAATTGTCAGCAAGTCCGGCAACGCGAGTCTTGGCTGTGCTTCCAAATGCAGTGGTCTCGACAATATCGTCTTTTGTTTCAAGAGTGATGCTATTGATATGATCAGAGAGATTGACTGAGTTGATCGTCACTTTTGCATCTGTTAGGACTATTTTACTCATTGATGGTTGCTCCTTCAGAGATTGCTGATGTTGATTCTACCACTGGCGCGGCAGTTTCTTTTGAGGTTTGTGTTTCACTTGCTTTTGTCGCATCCCCCAAGATGTGACCGCCTTCAATGAGTGCTTCGATGTTTGCACCCATTTCAAGCAATTCTTTGTCTGTAATTGAATCGCCTTCAACTTTCTTGCAGTCAAGGCGATTGCTGATGATTGTATAAGTCATTTGTTTCTCCTTATGACTGGGCTTGGTAGCTGATAGTAAAGTCAAGGACAACCGCGACTCCCATATCAGTTTGGCGATAGTTGACTGTGTTTGCGGTAAGGATTGCGTAAAGGCAAGTTCCGTCAAATGTTGAATTTGAACGAATAACTGTGTCAATTGCGCTTAAAACTGCAAATGCCCTAGTTCTGCGAGATGCAATGTCAGTTGTTCCATCTTGTGACCATAGTGAACAGGAAATCGTTCCCGATTCCTCATGCAAATCTGTGAAAGCAAATGGCGTGTCTTGGATATTGCCAACCTGCATTTCAGAATCGCCAAATGAACCATCATGGCCAATGGCGATTGCATCTCCTGGATAGGAGAAGTCAACTTCAGCGCCGTCAAAGATTCTTATGCCAGTCAAGGATGAAGCAGCGCCAAGGGCTGTGATGATCTTGTTGACCATCGTTGGAAATGCCATTGAGACTGTCATGCGATGCCAGGGAAGCTAGTTGGGTCAAGAAGTTCCATCGCTCTGCGTGGCAAGGAATAAGTCGGTGTTGTGTAAAGCTCATCGCCGCCAAGTGAGCGACCCATCACGCTCATTGAACCGCGCTGTGTCTGCCATAGATGACGAATGATCTCAAGAACGCCTTGGCGAGCAGCCATTGGAGGATTGACATAGCCAGCGACATAGGTGATGGAAATGTTATTCATTCCCTGCACCCAGTAACCATAAGAATTAGTGGCATAAAGTGTGCCTGAGCCAATTCGATAGAGGCGTTGTCCTGTGTAGTCAAGGACATAATTGCTTGCCGATACCAAAGCGTCATTTTCATAAACCGAAGTAACGGAAATTGCTTTTGGATTGCGAATGCGAATGAATTCAGTGCCGCCGTCATAAAGTTCGCTGGTGAAAGTTCTGCGACCTAGAACCTGTCCGACATAAGTTTCAGCCAAGTCGGTTGCCGCATCAATGAATCGGCGCAATTCCTCATCCAAAGTTGTGTCTGTGGTTGGAATGTTCAAGTGAGCCTTAACCTCATCAAGCCCGACAATGCCAAGGTCGGCATAATCTCGAACTGTAAATTCATCGGTATAAGCTGAGGCGTTTGTTCCAGTAGCAAGCCATCTAACCGCATGGCGGCCTGTTTGAGTCGGGGAAAAGTCGCAATTGTAAAGTCCAGTTGAAGGATTTGTCACCGAACCCGTTGAGGTGGTTCCGTCTGGAAGGGTAATTGTGCAAGTGACCGCCGAAGCATTGGCATTTGCGCCAGTTGAATCAGTGATGGTTATTCCAAGCGGAATAACATCTCCTAAGTCATAAGTCATCGAGATCTCCTTGTGATGGTAGAAGTGGCGCGTTCACGATTGCTGATTAGCGAACCGATTCGGGGTCTTAAAACAATTGTTGACCCAACTCTTAAATTCTTATTCGGATTCATTGTAGCCCCAACTCTGATTCTTTCAACAATAGATGCGCCAGTTCGGAACTGGTTATTCATTGAAGCGCCGCCGGTGTAGGCATATCCCAAAGCAGTAAGAGAAATCAAACCCGAAGCTGATGTGGCAAAGTAGAGATTGTCAGTTGCAGTTGCTACCAGGCTGATTGCTCCTGAACCTGTTGTGGCAAAACTGATTTTTGAAACGGTTCCAGATGCAACAAGGCTGATTGAGCCTGATCCAAAACTTGAATAAGCAAAAGTTGTATTTGCTGAACCTACAAGACTGATTGAGCCTGATCCTGTTGTTCCAAAAGATGTAGCAGCTGAACCAACAACGCTAATTGCGCCTGAACCTGTTGTTGGCAAAGAAGTAGCAGCTGAACCAACAATGCTGATTGAACTTGAACCTGTTGTAGCAAATTTAATTGAATCGGTTGCAGTTGCAACAAGACTGATTGAGCCTGATCCTGTTGTGGCAAGAGATGTGGTAGCTGAACCAACAAGGCTGATTGAGCCTGATCCTGTTGTAGGAAAAGAAGTAACTCCTGAACCAACAAGGCTGATTGCGCCTGAACCTGTTGTAGAAAAAGAAAGCGAAACGGTTGCAGTTGCTACAAGGCTGATTGATCCTGAGCCAGTTTGACCGGCGGCGTTATAGGCAACACCAACTGCGTTGTAAACAATGCTTTCATTGTATATTGCCATCAACGCTTCTCCTTGTTACTAAATTGAATCCTCTAACTTGGTTTCATTGATTAGCTCATAAGTGCCTTGACCGCATTGAACGCAAGTTGTGTAAATCTGTGGATCGGATTCGTTGCGCGTTTCGCTGTAATCTGTACCGCAACAAGTTGATTTGTATTCATATCTTGTAGTCATTTTTGCTCCTAGTAGTAAAGTAGAATTGCTCCATCGCCACCATTGCCAGCCTTGCCTAGTGTTGAACCAGCACCACCACCACCGCCACCAGAGCCACCATTACCGCCAGCGTTACCAGAAGCAGCAGAACCATCTGCTAAATATCCTGCTCCACCACCGCCGCCACCAAAAGATGTGCCAGTACCAGTTGAACCAGCGCCACCAGCAAAAAAATCACCAGTGCCGCCAGCACCACCTGTGCCAACACCTGCTGTTCCTGCTGCTCCACCACCGCCTGTAATCAAACCTCGACCACCAGCAAAAGCAGTCTGCGTTCCTGTTGCAGTTGCTATCCCTGCTCCGCCACCTGATGAAACGCCAACGCCACCAATAGCAGCGGAACCACCACCAGCGGCATAACCAGTTCCATTTGCACTAGCAGCAGGAGCGCCTGTGTAAGAAACTGTTGATGTTGAACCAGTGGGAATTGTTGCTCCACCACCTGCTCCACCAACTGTTGAGTTTAATCCACCTGAACCACCACCAGCAAGAACCATTCCATAAATACTTGAACCACCGTTAGCACCAACAGCAGAAGTTGTTGTTCCTGTGCCACCTAGTCCAACAGTTGCCGAAGTTGTTATCCAAGTCCAGCCAGCAGAAAATCCACCAGCACCACCGCCACCACCGCCGCCTGTGGTTTGTGTTGAGCCAGCTCCACCTGCACCAATAACAACTGCATAAACTCTTTGAATACCAGTTGGAATTACAACAGATGAAGTTGTGGCAGTAATAGTTTGTCGCAATTTGAGTGCGTAAGGAACATCACTAAATGATGAATTTTGATAAATGTTTACACTCATTGTTTGCTCCTAATAGAAAAGATAAAGTATTCCTGCGCCGCCAGTTCCTTGTGATACACCGCCACCGCCGCCACCACCGCCTAGACCACCATTTCCACCAGTAGTTCCAGAGGCAGCAGTTCCAGCGCCAGCAATGCCAGCACCGCCACCACCAGCACCATTGGCATTAGTTCCAGATGTTCCAGTACCACCAGCAAGAAATGCGCCAGTTAAAATGTTAATTCCGTTACCACCATTACCACCTGTACGAGCACCGCTTGAACTTGTTGCTCTACCAGCGCCGCCACCTACTAAACCTGAACCGCCGTTGCCACCGCCAACAGTTCCAGAAGTTTGACCATTATGTCCACCGCCACCACCAGAGATGCCATCTCCACCATTTCCAGCAGTAATGGTTGAAGTTCCTAATGAACCTACACCAGTACCGCCTGAACCGCCCGCACCAATACCGCCGTTTGGCAAAGTAGTAGATGCTGCTCCAGAAGCAGGTATACCCCAATAATTTGTTGAACCTGCACCGCCGTTGCCGTTGTATCCACTAGTGCCACCACCCGATGCGCCACCGCCACCGCTACCAAGAGAACCACCAGTACCAGTATTTCCGCCAACTCCTGAACCAGTTGGACCACCGCCAGCAATAATGTTTCCATAACGTGTGTAATTACCAGCAGTACCAACAACGCAAGTCGCGTTAGCTAGAGTCCAACCCCAAGCAACACCTCCGGCGCCACCGCCTGAAAGGTTTGCTGAACCACCACCACCTACACAAATTGCATAAACCCAAGTGATGCCAGCAGGAATTGTGACTGATGTATCGCCCGCATTTTTTGTTTGTTGTAAAAATAAACCGTATGGCAAAATTGCCGAAGTGTTAGCAAATGGTGTGACATTAGAACCAGTCATTCCAGTTCTTACTGATACACCTGATTGCCCTCTGCGATTTGAATTAGCCACTATGAAATCCTGTTTACATAACCTGAAATTGTAATAACTGAGGCAGTAGCAGCAAAAGCATAAACTGTGTTTGCAGCTGAACCTGTACCAGTTAAAGGCAAACCAGCAACAATAAGAACGTCACCTGATTGTGGTGAAAGAGTAATTGGTTTTGCGTGTTGCACTGAACCAGTGCCACCAAATTGAACTGTTAATACAACAGGCGAAGTTGAAGTGTTGTTTGCGTATAGCCAAACTTCGTCAATAGTTGCTGATGAAGTTCCTGTTGCGTGAATTGTTGTACCAGTTGAGGCAGTTTGAACTACCGTGATTGGTTGCCCTTGTGTTGAACCGCTAAGTAGTGTTTTTGTAAAAGTTGCCATTTGTTATTCCTATCCGAAAACTTGTGTGGAAAGAACTGTTTGATCTGAATCGGGATCTCCAGCTGCAAGTCGAGCTTTAACTGTGGCAAATGTTCCTTTAGGCAAAGTTCCCAGCTCTGTTTCAATTGCTAGAACAGCATCATTGATGTTGTCATGTTGACCTGCATGGGGAACAGTAGCCGAATCAAGGGTGTCAGTAGCCGTTGGATTGATAAATGAATCAAGCGAACTTGGATAATTTGTTGCCATTAGCTACTCCTTAAATTAGGAAGCTGAAACTGAAAGTGAACCTGATGCGATTGTTACAACGCCGGCAGATGCGCCAGTTGTAACGCTTGGAGAAAGAGCGCCGCCAATGTAATAAGTGCCAGCTGTTGAAGCTGACCAAACGCCAAAGTAAGAGGCGGTTGTTGATGCTGGCAGGTTGATTGAAAGAGCGCCTGAGTTGGTAACTGATCCCGATGAAGGAGTGTTCCAAGTAGCAGCAACGCGAGCATAAGTGCCGCCAGTTACTTCTGAAGCGCCCGTTGTTCCTGGATCAGCAGTGTGCAATGAGACATAACTCCAACCTGTTGTTGACAGGGCTTGGTTGGCCTCAGTTGTCGAGATTCTTGCCATTTATTGCTCCTTGTTGTTAGGGCAAGAAGGTTGATCGCCAGGGGTACGATCAACCTTCTTGCTTGACTTGTTGAATTGCATGATCGCGCATCGCTTTGTGATGGCGTTCATCCAACCAAAATTGTTTGTGGTGAGGCAGTATTGCGCCGGTGTGGGCGTGAATCTTGTAACCCATAGATTTCAAGCGCTTGGAAAATAGTAAATCCTCGCCAAAATAAGTTCCATCAATTGCGCCTTCTACGAACCAAGCCCAATCCTTGCCTTGATTCGGCGTTGCCTTTTGTTGCATATCTAGCAGAACGCTGCGATGGATTAAAAGGCAACCAGTTCCGACAGCATCAACTTCAATGATTGAGTCAAGCGGATAGGCATCAATTGCTTCCAAACCCTTTTCAGAATCCATGCGATAAATCGTTGGAACTGGGCGAAGCGCATCGCTATTGTCAAAGAATGCTGCAAAAACTAGCCCTGAAACAATTGGGCGATCTTTATCGTGAGCAGCATCTATCAGCTTGAGCCAAGTATCAGTTGAAAGTCGCTCATCTGAGTCAATCATTAAGAGCCATTCGGAATCTGTTGTTTCCAAGAATGTTTTAACTACAACATTGCGTGATCGAGTAGTAAGTCCAACATTGCCCACTTGAATCATGTGAGCAAAGCGACCATCTTTCTTTTTTGCAATTTGAATAAGGTCAAGCGCAAGGAGTGAATCAATCGTTCCGTTG